GATGGTCTCCCCTCGTTTGACGCTCCAGTGGTTTCTCGATTGCGTTGCTCAGCACCTCCTCCGTGGTGATCGGTTCGATGCTGATGCGACGTGCGAGGTACTCCTGAACGGCGGCGTGCCACGGGTTGGAAACCAGGTAAGCCTCGTTCTCGGTTTCGACCTGCGCCTCCAGCTCACGCGGCAGATGGTTGGCATCGCCATTGCGGTAGGCGGCCACGGCAGCCGACCAAATCGCATCACGCTCAAGCAGAAGGCCATCGACGGCGATGTGGGGCGTTGCAAGCACCGGAATGACCCAGAACCGACGGTTGCCGGTGTCATCGACCAGGAAGCCGCTGTCGCGGTTGGTGGAGCCGACGATGATGCAGCGGCGTGGGAAGTCCTCAGTGGCCTTGCCGTAGGGCACGCGGAAGGTGTCGGTCTGCTGCGAGAGAAACGCCTTCACTTGGCCTGCGTGACGGCGGCCTGTGAGGTGATCCAGCTCGGCGTACTCCATGATCCAAGAGCGATGGAGCACCATCAGGTCATCCTTGCTGGACACGTCGCGGAGGGCGTCGGAGAAGAACGCACCGCCGAGATTGCGCCAGAAGGTGGACTTGCCGCAGCCTTGCGGTCCCATGAGCACGCAGGCCGAGTCATGCTTGCTGCCGGGTTCGTAGACCCGACGGACGGCAGCGATCAGGGTGGCGCGCAGCATGGCGTCGTAGAGGGTGCCAGGGGCATCTGCTGGGCGAAGGTATGCAGTGGCGAGGTGATCGATTGAGACAGGCGGGACTTCTTCTGAGACTCGATCAAGGTATTCGCGGACTGGATCGAACCGATTGGACTGCGCGACGTAGACGATGGCGTCCGCGGCCAGTTCCTTAGAGACCTTGATCCCCATCTGCGCGAACTGGAGGTAGTAGTGCTCCAAGCCTTCGATCGGCTTGGTATCCAGCTCGATGTTCTGCGTGAAGATGTTGAAGCGCAGGCGATCACCGAGCTGCTGGCGGATCAGGGTGAGCAACTCATCGGCCTCGAGCTTGACGGCCTTGCCGGAGCCTGTGGCCTCCATTGCAGCGGCCTTCGGGTTGGCATCACCGAGTGCGGCCTTGAGGGCGTTAACGGCCACCTGACGGGGCGAGATGCCACCTGCGAGGTGGTAGAGGGTGCCGAGGCCAACACCACCTGCGTCGGCCTTGAAGGTCGACCACTTGTGTTCACATTCGCCGGCCTTGAACTTGCCGGAGCCGGCCGACCACTGTATCCAGTCGGAGAGGAGCGAATCGTTGCCGACGCTATGGAGCGCCATGCCGACCTTGATCCATTCGTCGTAGTCGTCAGCGAGGCTGGATGGGATGTTGGCGAGGTAGGCGCGAGCCTGCTCAGCGTCTTCGCTTGGGTTTGGGATGTGAATGAGCGGCGGGATATCAGGACCGCGCATCATTTGCTGCAGGAGCACCGATGGCGCTTCGGCCATGGGCAGATCACCCGGTGCGCGGCCTTTGAGCCAGCGGTAGGAGCCGGTGATGGGGTGTTTGCCGAGAACAACGGACTGGCATCCGGTCCAGCGCAGTTCAAGCTGTTCGCCTTTGATAGAACTGCGGAGCTTGGTGGTTTTGATCTGGTCCCAGAAGCCGCGAGGTACGGAGTAGATGATCTGCAGGCGACCATCGCGGCCGGAGGTGACTGCCCACGATTTGGGCAGGTCGCGGAGGGAGGTGCCGAGGGATTCGAGGACCTCTGAGGCGCCGAGGCCGTCGTGATCGACGAACAGGAGGCCGCCTGATGGTGGACCTGCGAGGACGCCAACGGCGACGGCGCGGCCTGCGTGCAGCTCAGCCTCCAGTTGGCGCTTGCTGAGGGGGTTCTTCTGCCACTCGGGTTGATATGGCCGTTTGTCGTTTCCAACGGCGACCAGCGCCCATGAGTCGGGGATGTCTGTGAGTTGATTGATGATGGCGGCCACGTCGGCTCTGCGCGTTAGCCGACAGAGTGTGGCGCAAGGTTGGGAGGTTGGGAAGTTATCCCAGAATTTCTTCTGCGTCTCGAACTGAGCGCGCGACCCCAGCGATACCACCAGCGCCTCGGACAGTGCCCATCCAGGCCTGCTGCGCTGGAGTGAGATGGCCTGTGGTGGTCTTCACCTCGATGCTGGTGAAGATGGCAACGTGCTGCCCAACCATCTCGGGTGTGATGGTGATGAGGCGCCAACCGATCAGGTCTGCAGACCCACGGGCAAGGCCGAACTGGACCGGCCTGCCAGTGCGTGGATCGGGCAGGGTGCCGGTGTTGTTGCGGAACAGGCGGAGATCGGATCGGGTGCCAACTGCGAGGCGGATGCGCTGCTGAATGTCGGTTTCAGCGTTTGCCACGCGCGTGGAAGATCCGGTACGCCCAGCCGGGACTGTAGCCGCGCTCATTGGCCAGGGCGAGGAGCTGCTCGAGGGTGCGAGCGGTGCCTTGCTTGCGGCGTGCTTGCCGCATCTCGCTCCGCTTCAGCTCCTGCAGTTCACCTGCTAGCTGGCGAATCTTGCGGTTAGTAATTGGTGCGCATTGTCCGCCACAAACGGGACAGATCGGTTGCGGCTTGAAGGCGGCGTAGCACTCTGGGCATGTGCGCACTGATGGCGCTGCTGTGCCTGCGGTGCGTTTGATGCCATCGTCAAGCGTCCAGTCGCGATGATCATCCGGGAAGCCATGGCGGGTGACGTTGCCAACGTGATCGAGGATCAGCGCAGCCTGCTTACCAGGCGCTGGGCGTAGCACGCGCCCGACTTGCTGAAGGTAGAGGCCGAGGGACTTGGTAGGGCGCAGGAGGATGGCGACACTGGCAGCGGGCACGTCGAAGCCTTCGGAGACCACATCGACGGTCACCAATATCTGCACCAAGCCGGCGCCAAAGTCTGCAACGACCTGATCGCGGTTGATGGTTGTGCCGAGCAGCAGTGATGCGGTGATGCCTGCCGCCAGAAACGCAGCACAAACGGATTCGGCGTGGGCGATATTGCAGCAGAACGCGATCGCCTGCTGGCCTGCAGCAAGCCGTTGGTAGTGCGCGATGGCGTCACCTGTGACGGTTGGGCGATCCATGGCCGCCGCGGCCTGATCGTTGGCATAGTCGCCTGCTCGAGTGCGGATGCCAAATAGATCGGCCACCAGTGGTGGCGCGTAGATGCGGGAATGACTGAGGTAGCCAGTGTCGATTAGCTCAGCCACCGAGGGACCGAGGACCAGGTGATCGAACGCACTGCGGAGGCCGCGGCCATCGAGGCGGCATGGTGTGGCGGTGACACCGAGGCGATAGGCGGATGGCCAATGCTGCAGGATGCGCTCCCATTGGCCTGCGGTGGCGTGATGCGCTTCATCAATGATGATCAGGTCCGGCTGCCAGTCGATGCCTGACAGGCGGCGCGCGATCGTCTGGACTGAGGCCACCTGCACGGGCGCCTCTGATGGCTCGATGCCTGCAGCGATTAGGCCATGGTCAAGGCCTGCCCATCGCAGCTTGTCGCTGGCCTGGCGGAGCAACTCACGGCGATGCACGAGGATGAGCACACGGCGGCCTCGAGCGGCTGAGGCCTGCGCGATGGCGGTGAAGATGATGGTCTTCCCGCCGCCGGTCGGTAGGCATAGCAGCGGTGCCCGGTAACCGAAGCGGTAGGCATTGCGGAGATCGTCGATGGCGCGCTGCTGGTAGCTGCGGAGCTGCATTACATCACTGAGCGACCATCGCCTGTGCTTTCTCCAAATGCGTTAAAGCGCGCTTGAGTTTTGATGCAACATTCGGCTTACGCGCTATTGCTAACTGCTCTAATTTATGTAGAGCATGTCGAGCTTGAGCTAAGCGATCAGCAGCATCACGCCAAGCACTTTCGTAAAGATCAACGTGCTCAACGACAACTTCACCAGGCATGTAACTGCCCACGCTGCTGACATGGACAAAGCTGGGATGCGCTTCCTCGTCTCGAATAATTTCAACTGAGCGAATCATCGTTCGCGCTTGATGCTCGCGATGCAGCTCAGCAGCGACCTCATCGTTCCACTCGAAAGCAGGATGAAGTGGTGCGTCATTTGGCCTGGCTTCATCAACCACCAAGTGAGCGGTGAGTTCGCCATTGTCTTCATAAATGCGGTGAAGTTCGTCACCGACTGTTTGAGCATCAACGCCAGCAACACGCCAGCCGTTACGGAATTGGTACTGATTCATGGTTGTAGGTAAAAGAAAGTGGCGCAGTCGTTATTGACTGCGCCTGAACTGCCCGCGCAGCCAAGCCACGCCTGCCAGGCCATGCCCGGCGGCACCTGGCCCAGCCGCGTCTCGCCAAGCCTGCCGCGCCGCGCCTCGCCCCCCCCAGCCGTGCCATGCCTGCTGCACCTTGTCTTGCCTAGCCTCGCCTCGCCAATCCCGACCGTGACTCGCCACGCCATGCCTGCCAGGCCTTGCCATGCCATACCTGACCTGACCTCGCCGTGCCTGCCGCGCCCAGCCGGGCCGCGCCGCGCCGGGTCCAGCCTTGACGCGCCCCGCCAGTCCTAGCCAGCAATACCGTGCCATGCCATGAGTTGCATTGCTGGTGGTGAGGATCAGAGGATCTCGAACAGGCCAAAGCCGAGACCGGCGCTCATCTTGGAATCAGGCCGCCCTTCACCAATACCAACCTGCAGGCCAACGCGAGCGATCAGGTTGACCACATCCTCAGCGGTCAGCATCCCAGCGTCGTAACGGATTCGGAGCGTGGCACCCCATTCGCGATAGAGCGGCCTGCAGCGCAGATCAACGACACCCGTGGCATTGCGTGTCGGTGCCACCCACGGCTCGGCTTCACCGCTGGTGAGCTTTACCAATGGAGCGCCATCGACGCGATCGAAGCCATCCTGCTCGACCATGAACGCCAACTTGGCGTGCGTCATCTTAAAGCCACATGCCCGGCAGGCGCTGATGGCAGCGTTCCTGAAAGCAGCGGCATGGATGCCTTCCCATCCATCACTGGCAATGTGCTTGGCACCCTCATAAAGGGCATCGAAGTCTTTCGGGTCGCGGGTTTTCTTGGACTTGGCAGTGCTGCCAGCCTCTTGTGTTTGGCGCATGATCTCCATGGCCTTGGCGCTGAAGCGGTTGATCACCAGCGGCGCAGTGCCACGGATGTTCAGGCTGATGCGACGGAAGTCCGGCGCCGTGATCGCCACGGCGGTTGTTGCAGTTGCCATTGCTGGTCTTTAAGTGTTGTGTGGTGCCGGCTGAGCCGACGCTTGCGACCATAGCCCACATCGGGTAGCATTGGCAAGCAACTGACGGCAGCCTATGGAGAACGCCGACTATCACGCGCATCCTGCAATCTCAAAGTCGCATCTGGATCTCATCGCGCGTAGCCCGCTGCACTATTGGGCGCGCTACATCGACCCGAAGCGCGTCGCGCCTGCCCCAACACCTCAGATGCGCCTTGGCACTGCACTTCACACGCATGTGCTCGAACTAAGCCGTTGGGATGATGAGATCGCCGTGGCGCCTGCTGATATCAACCGAAAGACCAAACTTGGTCGTGAGGAGTGGGCTGCATTCGAGGCCGCCGCGGCAACAAAAACCGTCATTACTGCTGACGATGCCGAGCAGGTCATGGCAATGGGTCGTGCCGTCATGCGGCATCCTGCTGCAGCGATGTTGCTTGGTTTGCAGGGCAAAGCTGAAACCACTCATATGTGGACTGATGCCGCAACCGGCCTGCAATGCAAGTGCCGTCCTGACTGGTTAACGGATGACGGCAGCATCGTGGTTGATCTGAAAACCACCAAGAGCGCCAAGGTTCAGGATTTCAAGCGAAGCGTGGCGGATTACCGCTACCACATACAGGCGGCTTGGTATCTGCATGGACTTGAGCAGGCCACCGGCAAGCGACCAGAGCAGTTCATCTTTATCTGCGTTGAATCCACAGCGCCGTATGCAACGGCTGTTTATGCCGCCGATGTCGAGATGGTTGAGCGTGGCCATCAGCAAGCCATGCGCGATTTGGCCAGGCTGGCGGAATGCCGAGCGGCAAACCATTGGCCTAGTTACAGCGAACAGATCGAGATGCTCAGCCTGCCGGCATGGATGACGGACGGCAAGACCACGCAAACCACTGAGGAGATCCAAGAGTTCTAATGACTGATCCCAACACAGCACTCACCACCACCAGCTCCGGCTCGGTGTTTAGCGGCATCCAAGCCTTCGAGGATGCCCAGCGCATTGCCAAGGCACTGGCTAGCAGCACGCTGATCCCGCCGCAGTTTCAAGGCCAGCAAGGGTTCGCCAACTGCTTGGTGGCGCTTGAGATTGCCAATCGGATGGGCATCTCGCCCTTCTTGGCGATGCAGCACCTGCATGTGATCCATGGCCGCCCGAGCTGGTCGAGCAGCTTCATCATCGCGATGGTCAACGGCTGCGGCCGATTTAGTCCGCTGCGGTTCGAGCTGAGCGGCAGTGGCGACAGCTTGGCCTGCTATGCGATCGCCAAGGATCTTGCCAGCGGACAGGAGCTGAAGGGACCGACCATCACGATGGCGATGGCGAAGAAGGAAGGCTGGGCGACCAAGGCGGGCAGCAAGTGGCAGTCAATGCCGGAGCTGATGATCCGTTACCGAGCAGCCGCGTTCTGGGGGAGGCTGTACGCCAGCGATCTGCTGCTGGGGATGCAAAGTCAGGAGGAGGTGGTCGACATTGAGCCGGTGACCGTGACCGATCAGGTTGCTGATCTCAACGCTGCCATCCCTGAGCCGGAACCTGCACCTGCACCCGAACTTGAGAGCGATGAACTCTTCTGAGTACCTGACCGCCACCCAGCTTGCGCAGCGATGGGGGTTGCACCCTGACACGCTGATGCGCTGGCGCAAGGCTAATAAGGGTCCGGCGTATTTCCGCACGCCAGGTTTCGTGCTCTACCCATTGGCCGGGGTGGAGCAATACGAACAGGCCAACACCACTACCAACGAGCAATCATGAGCTTCAAACTCAGCCTTAACATCTTCAAAAGCACCAAACCCAACAGCAAACTGGATTTTTCCGGGATGCTGAGCATTAAGCCAGCAGAGCTGGATGCGCTTTGCCGCTTTGTGATGAGCCAGACGCCCGACCAGTACGGCACCGTACAGATGCCAATCAGCGGCCTCAAGAAAGTCAGCGAGAAGGTTGGTCCCTACATCGGTGCCTGGGCACAGCCTCCCATGGACTGGGTGGATCCCGGTGATGCCGCACAGAAGTTGGCCGCGGCCACTGATGGCGTGGTGGTCGACGTGAGCGACGACATGTTCTAACGCCCCATCAGTTCACATTCGAGCCGCGCGATCTCGTTGACGGCCTGCTGGAGCAGTTGTTGCTGGTAGCAGGCCTGCTTATAGAGAGCGACTGCCATGGTGCCTGCGTCTTTGCTGTTGAGCAGAGCGCGGGCATGTTTTTCGATCTCGAACTGCTGTTCTGGCGAAAGCTCCACCAGCATCCACTCACCGAACCGCATTGTGCTAGACCAGTGGGGTACATACCCACGATAGCGATGCAGTGCCAACGGTGTTCTAGCCAGTCGGTGCGCGCCATGGCAACCAACAATAAGGAGCCGGGCGTGACAGTCCGCAAGCGGCAGTGCGTCGACTGCGGGTTCGTGTGGTTCACGGTGGAGCTGCCCGTCAGCCCCGCGGTGGTTGGCTGGGGGCGGATTGATGCCAAGGGTCAAAGCAAGCCGGTGCTGCGGGTGCCAGTGGAGATTGCGGTCGGCACCGAGGCCGTGTGAAGAACTGTCACAGCGCACTGTGCACTGCCGGCGGGGCACGGCATCATTGACGCACGGTCATCCGTCATCACCATGATCACCCGCATCAACAACGCCATCTGTCTCCTTGTCGTCACGGCCGTGTTCGCCATGATCGGCATCGAGGCAGGTAACCAAGCAGGCGCCACGCACTCCGGCACCCAGCCCTACGTCGAGGTGCGCAAGTGACCCCACGCCGCTTCTATTTCCAAATCAAGTCCGCCAACGTGATCGAGTGCGTGCAGGCGCACAGCTTGACCGAAGCCAAGCTGATCGCCGCTGACACTTGGCTCAACTGGTGGTCAGAACTCGAATGGCTCAATCCTGAAACCGTCACCGATCCGAACGTCCATGTCTGATTCGCCTGTCGCCTTTCAATGGCGTGTTGACCCCGAAGACCAAGGCATCTACGGCGAAGGCATCAGCAGGCCACGCCATGGTGCCCGTACTCGAGAGTATCGCTTGATGGTCTACCCCAGAGGCGCACAACCACTGACATGGATCACACGCGCTGAATCGCAGAAGCACGCGATCCGCTATGCCCAGAACCGCTGGCCAAATTCTGAAGTGGAGGTTGCGTGAACGACAACGCAGCCCGCGCTCGCCTCTATAGCCTGCTTGAAGGCAGCAACACGTTCAAGGCTGGCCAAGCATCTGAGCGTGATCGCCTGCGCCTACTGATCGACATCCGCGTCGACCAGCTCCGTGCCACGTGCGGCATTAAGAACCGCGACCAGCTTTGCGCTGAACTGTTGAATCTCCGTCAGTACCTCAACGAATGAAAGCGACCTTTCTCGACGATCAGCGCCACGAAATGATGGAAGCGCTCTATCGCGCCAGTGGCCGCACCTGTGGCACATACACCGGACTGTGGGAGGAGTTCGCCCGTGATCTGGCGGCCAACTTCCGCGATACCTACTACCCCGAGCTGTTTGCCAAGGTAGTGAAGGCGATGGATGCCACTGAGTCGGTGATGACCGAAAAGCAGGCACAGCAAGCCATCGAGGTGTGCCGGCAGCAGTTGCTGGGTGACAAGTGGCGGTGAGGACCGCTAACCGAGGCAGCTTCCGCGCTGGCCATGTGCCGGCCAGTGCTGTATTGCTGCCGCAGAACGCCATCGACATCCGCCGCCGTCGCGCTGAAGGCTGGAAAATCAAGGAGCTGGCGCAGACCTATGGCGTTAGCCAGACCCACATCATCGACATCATTTTCTACCGCAAATGGAAGAACGCAGAACAGCAAGCGACGCAGTGAATCACCCGCCCCACTATCAGGCCGGCATTGTCGAGGCCATCGACTTCATCGAGTCGGTAATCAGCGATGCGCCGCACATGGTCCCGGCATACCTCCAGGGGCAAGCGCTCAAGTACATGATCCGCATGTGGCTGAAGGGCGATGCCTTGGAGGATGCCCGCAAAGCGGAGTGGTATCTAAACCGACTGATCGCCAAGATGGAGTCATGCTCGAACATCTCCGCCTGACTTGGTTAGAGCGCATGGCGCTCAAGATCCTGTGCCGCAGTGAGCGCATCGGGCTGCTGGTGGTGAAGCGCCATGGTTCGCGCTTGGTGTTTGTCGTTCGTGATCAGACCGATCCGGTCGATATCACGCAGGCTGATGAACCGCTGACGATGCAACTCGAGCGGCTGTATCACCAGCCGAGTTACGGAGAGGATGAGTGATCAGGTTGCACGCCGGCCGATTGTTGCTGGTGTGCGACCGCACCGATCGGAGTTGGCACGCGCGTGTGGTGCTTGGTCCGAAGGCTGAGCACCAGGTCGAGGTGGATACTGGCACCGTCCATCTGCCAGATGCGCTGCTGCGTGCTGAGTCAGTCTTCCAGGCGGCTGTGGCGAGCATCAGGCCAGAAACCGCAAAGGTGATGTGCTGGGACTGCATCCAGTGGGAGATGAGCACGCAGCGTTGTGATCTGTTGCTGCCGGAGAGCAAGCGAAGTGGCGGGCGCTACGCCGCAAGCTGTGATTTCTTCCTGCGGGCATTACCGGCGGCAGACTGATAGAGGCCGTCCTGGTCGCCGTGTCCAAGCGTGAGTTCAACACGCCAATCCGTGAGCCGTGGAATGTGCTCATCCATCAATCGTTGCAGGCAATCGACAGGCACAACATGCTGTGGATGAACTCAGGCGATGGATGGCACCTCCAGCAGGCGCAGGTACTGCGTGACTATGTGGCCAACCTAAAAACCTGGATTCATCGTGAGGAGGCACGGCAATGTTCGGACCTGAAGTGATCAGCCGGGATGACCGCGAGGGCGGTTATATCGAGACGCTGCTGCCAGCGGAAAAGGGTGAGGTGTATTACCGAAGCTGCGTCGGTGGCGTGTGCCGGTATTCCAGTGACTGGTTTCAGGCGGAGATCTATCTCAATCAGATGCTGCGGCCATGAAGTACCCGCCGGTGGTTGTGTTTGGCTTGACGTGGTTAGGCGGCATTTTGCTGGTCACCATTTGGCTCACCGCGATCCGCTGAGCCGGCGGTGATCCACTGCACGATCGCCCACTCACCGAGTGCTGACCAGAACGGTTGGGCACGGTACCAGTCGACCCATGGTTTGTGGCCTTTCTGGCTGTTGCACATCAGGCAGCAACTGACCAGGTTCTCGCGCACGGTTAGGCCACCGTGGACCTTAGGGATGACGTGATCGAGGGTGGGGCTACGGCCGAGGGGATCGTTGCAGTAGGCGCACCTGTACCCCCAGCGAAGGTGGATCTGATCACGCGCCGATCTGCGGGTGACCAGCCGGGTTTCGTCAATGTGGTGCTGATCCACACAGGTCTACGGGGAGGGTGAACAGCTCGATGCCCAGCTCTAGGAGATCTTCCTCGTTGTGGACGAACTCAGCGATCTGGGAGTAAATGTCAGCCGGCAGCTCCTCGGGATCGGTTTCGGAGCGCACCAGCACCTTGGCGGTGATCTCCACGATGTACGCCCGCATGGGCGGCAGCCCCGGCTGGTTAAACGGTAGCGGGTGAGACGGGATCGGCAGATGTGACAGTTCGTTAACGTGCCCTGCATCCGGGGCACTGTGCCCTGTCGGCGGGGTATGCTTCTCGTATCAACAGCCATCCGATCATGTTCTTTCTCGAAGTCAACGGCATTCTCCT